AATATCTGGGATCCAGGTAATTTTTATCCGCAAGGTGAAGTGGTCAACAACGGTGGTATTTACTACACAGCCAATGGCAACGTGCCAGCTGGCACACCTATTGATGCTGTCAACCCAATAACTGGTCTGCCGTATTGGACTGTGACCACACCCACTACAGTGGGAGACAAACAAAGTACCAGACCCAAAGATTTACAAATCAATGATGCTATACTTACACAGGCCTATCAGGATGTTCCACTAAGTGGATACGATAATGTTAAATTTTTTATACTTCCAACCGGACCCAATGGCGAACCTGCTAGTGCCGGCCTCACTGCCGACAACACCACCAATACTGTAGACGGCACACAGCCCGGGGAAGGAATCACTCCCAATGGATTTGGCTATGCACAAGGTTATCTTACCGGATCAACTCATGCACCCAATGGATTACCAGTTACTCCGGGTGTACAATTTCCACCTACTCCGGTGGCAGGAGATTACTGTTTGAGACTAGACTATTTCCCCAACCGCTTGTTCCGCTACAACGGCAAAATTTGGTTGGCCATCACCGACAATGTGCGTACCGATCTTGACTATGCTACCCAGGCACTTACACAACGAGCCAGTTTTGTTAACAACACTTACACAGTACCCACTACTGACATTGGTAATATTCCAAGTCGTCAGAGTCTCAGCCAGATACTTGAAATCAAACCCGACAACGGGGACCAAGGTGGCGGATTACCACCCAACCCAAGACCACCAGGACGCTAATGGCACAATATTTTTACGACCAACAAATACGACGCTTCTTGCTACAGTTTGCCAGAATATTCTCAAACTTTGATGTTGAGTATGGTGCCAATGAAGCAGGACAAGGACCTGGTTCAGAAGCGGATACTCTAGTGCGTGTACCTGTACGCTATGGTGATGCCAGTCGTCAGGCCCAGACCATACTACAAAACAATTCAGCCAATGACATGCCATCAACTCCAATGATGTCATTTTATATCACCGATTTAAAATACGATAGACCAAGGATGCAAGAACCTTACTTTGTAGACAACATCAGAGTAAGACAACGTACCTATGACCCTGATACCGATACCTACGAAACTACGCAAGGCAACGCATTTACTATTGAACGTGCTATGCCTGTGCCGTACGAGATGACTATAAATCTTGACATATGGACCAGCAACACCAACCAAAAGATGCAGTTACTAGAACAAATTTTAACCTTGTTTAACCCAGGTCTGGAAATCCAAAGCACCGACAACTACATTGACTGGACCAGTTTAACTGTGCTGTATCTTAAAGATGTGCGTTGGTCAAGCCGAACTGTTCCTATTAATGCCGACAACCCCATAGACATAGCCACGCTATCATTTACCTTGCCCATGTGGATCACTCCACCTGCTAAGGTCAAGAAGTTAGGTGTGGTCGAGCGTATTATTGCCAGTGTGCATGATGCCAATGGGGATCTTACCAACGCATTAACTGACAGTGATTTATTGTTAGGTACACGACAAAAGTTCACACCATATGGCTATCAAGTTTTATTAATTGATGGCAAACTACAGGCCTTACGTCAACAACAAGTCATAGACGAACCTAATGAGAGCTTGATTCCTCCAGACAGTCCGTCTAGCAATTTATTATGGCATAGTGTAATAGGTGTATATGGTGTGTTACGTCCTGGAATCAGCTATGTTACCCTAGAACAACCGGATGGCACTGATGTAAGTGGTACCGTGGCCTATGATCCTACTGACGATAGATTTTTGTTGTTTACAGTAGACGCCGGCACTGTTCCAAACAATACCTTAGAGGCAGTCAATGCTGTAATTGATCCTCTCTCCAGCGGTCCTGGCGATGGATTGGCGGCACCTAGTCTAGGTCAACGTTATCTCTTTACCCAGGATACAGGATCATATAACAATCCTGGGTTGACCAATCCGGTAATTTGGCAAGGCACCGGTGGAGAACCTTTGGTAGCTTATGCCAACGATATCGTAGAATACAACGGAAGTTGGTGGCAAATTTCTTTCGACCATACCTCAAGTCCAGATAATATACAGTATGTTACAAATATTACTACAGAATTACAGTATCGGTGGACCGGCACTGCATGGGTTAAAAGCTATCAAGGACTTTATCAGGGAGGCTCGTGGAGTCTAGTATTATAAAAGCGGTAGGAGTTTGGTTTTATGCTATTAACACCCGCCGGTATCTATATCTCATGCGTAGCGATCCTAAACATCCAGGTGCCTGGGGCCTGCCCGGGGGTCGTGTAGAATCTGGAGAAACTTTACTGGATGCCATGAATCGCGAATGCCGTGAAGAATTAGGATTTGTTCCAGAATATTTTAGACTAATTCCATTGGAAAAATTTACCACTGTGGATTCTGGATTTGAATATCATACTTTTTTCTGTATTGTTGACAGCGAATTCCAACCCGTACTCAACGACGAACATTTAGGCTATGCTTGGATTGATTCAGGTACCTGGCCCAAGCCCATGCATCCAGGATTATGGTCAACTGTAAATTTTGATGCGGTGCAAAGTAAGATTCTGACTATAGAGGCCAGCGTTCAAACGTCGCAATAACCAATAAAGTCTCGGTAGGTCATTGTTTGCGTGTTAAAACAATTGACCCACGAATCGGGCATGCGAGTTGCTTCTCCTACTAGATAAAATTTGATTCCTGCATAAGAAGAAAATATGTCAGCAATCTGCCCAACCCAGCTGTCGTTGCCGCCGTCAGTTTCATCCGTGTAGCCTAACAAAAATATTTCTTGGTGGCCATCGAACGCAGCAAGATATATTACAGTGGCCAAGTCAATTAATCTAGGACGAAATGGAATTAGATAAAATTCTCCTGGATTGGCAATACAATTTCGCGGAGTAGTGTAAACAATGTTGTCTCGCTGATAACCGCTTTCTAAAATTTTATTTAGATTATCTAGTTGTGTTTCTACTGCAAAATCCAATCGCATTTCGTGAGCAATTGATCCAGTGCCATATACTTGTAATTTTTTTGAACCCAATAGGCCGCCACGATGTCGTTGCAATATTGTATAGTTAAACTGTTGTCTGTCTAAGTTGCTGCCAATACAAGCAGCACGTCCAGAGATATGTTGATTTTCAATAGGGTTTGGAATCCACTCGCGTGTTTCTGTTTTTTTGCCGCCGGACCACGTTGATTGAAGTATAACAAATTCGCCAGCGTAATCAGATCTATATCTGGCTTGCATTATGTCCTGCCTACTGCTACTTCTATTACTCCTGGTTTTGTTGAATTATATTCTTCTAGGGCTTTACCAATGATACAACCAGGCTGATATAAATTTATATTTAGAGCTTGAGCCACTCCGGGGCGGTCACTGGACACTAGTCGATCGCCTTTGCGTATGGTGCCTACTACCAAACAAGGTACTCGACCAACCAGAGCCACTTCTACAGCATTAGTACATGTGAGTGTGCTATTCATTAGGTAACTAGGATTTGTACTAACAATACCAGCCACTTGAGTGCTGTGTGATTGTGTTGTAATTGTAACTTCGTCAAAACCGCCAAACTCAACAACAGTTCCAGGAATATATGCCTCATCAGCACAGTACATCTCTGCCAAGTCAGCGTATTGTGCTGATGTTGCCTTGGCAAATACTGTATTGAAGTAGTTAGTTGCACTGCCAATATTGGCTGTGGCATTGGCAGTTGGCATGATATTAGCACCAGTATTAATGTTTCCAGTGCCGTTTGGTGACAGGGTGATATTGCCGTTGCTACTAGTAATAATAGTTAATGCACCTGTGTCAACAATATTACCAATAAGGCTCAAGTCACCTCCGGCTGTGATAGAACCCGTGACACTTACGTTGGTGCCTGTGTGATTGGTTGCTGAGATATTTCCACCAGTGATGTTGCCAGTGGCACTGATCAGTCCACCTGTTAGTACGTTACCTGGTGTGGTGTTTCCTGACAGGCTGAGACTTGTACCAGTTATGACTCCACCAACCACCGACGCACCGGTTACAGTACCTGTTACTGATACAGTGGTACCTGTGTAATTAGTAGCTGAGATATTGCCACCGGTAATGTTACCAGTGACACTAGATAATCCGGTTGTGTATATTCCGGTGCTGGCAACTACCAACACGTTGCTGGTTCCGCCAACAGTAATATTGGCATTTCCGCCACTTGTGCCAATGTTGGCTTCTGTAGTGCCATTAAATATTTTGCTGGCACTGAGTCCTGTGACTGTGCTGGCATTTCCAAACAAATATGCACCAGTAACGTTACCAGATACGCTTAGACTAGTTCCTTGATAAATTTTATTAGTTAAAGTCTGAGTAGCAGTAAGTCCAACTTGTGGAAATCCGCCCACTGTGGCTCCGTCTTGTACTACCACAA